ACAACATCAACAAGCAACTTATTTCCCTCCTCCGGAGATTACCGGAGTGCCGCCCGTTCCTAAACGGTGAGGCTGGCCGAGTTGGGGACTACCTAATCTCCAAAGATGAAGATTACGTAAGGCCCCGGAAGAACTACAAGTTCTACTCAGCCGACCTCTCCGCTGCGAGTGACTACATTCCGTTCGAGTTCGCCAAAGCTACCCAAGAAGTACTAGGTACTCCATTGGGTTGGCGACCACTCGACCGGAGTGCATTCTCGCTTGCCACTGGCCCCCAAAGGGTCCAGGTGTCCACACCAACAGGCATTGAGGAGTACACCTCAAAGAGAGGCCTGATGATGGGACTAGGCACTACATGGCCCATATTGAGTCTTCTCAATATGTTCTGTGCAGAGCATGGCAACAGGAGTAGACGGTATAAGGGATATGTTGTAGGGGGCGATGATCTCCTCGCGTACTGGTCACAAGGCCAGTACACCAACTACCTACAGAACCTCGACAAGGTAGGCCTCGTGCCAAACACGAAGAAGACATGGGTCTCTCCGGTGGCCGGGGTCTTTGCCGAGGAACTGTATGTGTTGGACTACGAGGGGAGTGACCCCTACGCGAGAGCTGCCAGCGAGATAGACCTCCGATTAGGAGACTTCCTCACCGGCGCACGAGCAAGGTGTAGGACCGATAGGTGTATAAGGCCCACCCTTCTGACTCGTGCAAAACTCTCAGCGTTAATACTGGCTAAACAGCGCAGTAGCAGTGGTCGACGGGAGTACGATGAGCTACCCCGTCCACTAAAAGTGACCACGGCTGTCTCTGCTGAATGGCACCAGGCTCCTTACAAGAGGCATAAGGAACGGGTGTTCTCCATTGCAGCTGAGACGCATACTGCAGCATTCAGCCAGCTTAGAAACGCAAATATCCCTCTCCACTTCCCCCTAGCATTAGGTGGTGCTGGGCTACCGGGGAGGCAGCACGCACCCACGAAGTTCAGGCGGGCGGCCGCAGCTATCTTATTCGGGAAGAGTAAGAAGACTGAGGACGCCCGAAGAGCACTGAACCGCGTGTGGAGGGACCCAGTGAGGTCACCTCTTGCAGTCCGCAATATGCAGATTGCACGTGAGGTGACTAGTCACTTGGTTTCCAACCAATCAACGGCCGGCTTCGAGGAAGCCGACCTTGTTGACGCCTCTCAATTCGAGACTGCTCTCGCGACAAAGCTGATTAGCTTCGCGGCGGGCGATCTTCGAAATGACAAGCGGCCGGAGGAAGTGGGATTCCGATCTAGCGTCAGACAGGTCCATCGAATCGTAGATGAGATGGCTGACCTTTGGAAATCCGCAAAGCCGGTTAGCTATGCGAAAATCGAGGCAACACTTCCCAACCTCCAAGCCCGAGACGGACAAATTGTCTTACCCGGGCTCGAAGAGCGACTCGCTGGAATGGACCTGAATGTCACATTCACTGACGTCGTTTCACCGTCGGAGGAGCTGAAGCGCCGGAGGAGAGCGGCAAGGACCAATTGGCCCCCGCCTTCTTCCGCGACGATTCAGCGGGAGTTCCCAAAAAGGGAACATCCCTCTCGTCCGGTGTGGGCAGATACGAATGAATTCCCTCATCTCGTATCTCCCGCATCGAGAACGGAGAGCTAAGCAGCTC